GTTGACGCTCAAGTAACTGCACAAGATCTTGACTTCGCTGGTGATTCTGGAACTGGTGCTGTTGATCTCGATTCTCAGTCACTTACAATTTCGGGTACTTCAAACGAAATTGAAACTTCAGCAGCAAACCAGACCATCACAATTGGTCTTCCTGATACAGTCAACATTACGACTGAATTGGATGTTCCAACCATTGAAGTAACCACCATTGAATCAAGAAATGGTGCTACTGCAATGACCATTTCTGATACTACAGGAAATGTTTCAGTTGCATCTAGTCTGACTGTTACTGGTAATCTGAGTGTTCTCGGTGCTCAGACTATTGTTAATACAGAAACCCTGAAAGTTGAAGACTCTCTGATTGAAGTTGGTCTTGTTAATGATGGTGGCGATCTTGTTCCTCCTACAAGCGATTCCGACATTGACGTTGGTATTCTGTTCCACTATCACACTGGATCTGCTGCTAAGAAGGCAGCAGTCTTCTGGGATGATAGCGCAGGAAGAATTGTCGTTGCTAACGATGTATCAGAAAGCAGTAGCGTCATTTCAATGACGGATAATACAGACTTTGGTGATCTGGAAATCAAAGGACTGTATATTAATGACTGTCAAGGTGCTTCACAAGTCATTTCTTGTACTGGTTCCACAAGAAACCTTGAGAATATAACCGTTGATGGTGGAACATTCACCTGATAACTTTCAAACAACTTATAAATACAGGTGGGTAACTCCCACCTTTTTTTATATGCAATTATGAATGAAACTGATTTTAGATCTTTGTTAATGGTATATCAACAAAAATGTGGCGATATGCTTTCTCAAGTCATTGCTTTGGAGGCAAAGATGCTGGTTGCAAATCAAAAGATTGAATTGCTGACTAAAGAGAATGAAGCACTAAAAGTGGAAGGAACTAAAACAAGAAAGAAAACCACAACCAAGACGGTTATAGATTCTGAGGAATTCTAAATGGCAAAACCATCGACACGCCAAGGACTGATTGATTATTGTCTCAGACGTTTGGGTGCCCCAGTATTAGAAATAAACGTAGATGATGATCAGATTGATGATCTGGTTGATGATGCTTTGCAGTTTTATCAAGAACGACACTATGATGGTGTCGAAAGAATGTATCTGAAATATAAAATTACTCAAGAAGATCTTGATAGAGGACAAGCTAAAGGAACCACTGGAGTTGGAATTGTAACTACAAGCGCTACATCTACAACAATCAGTGGATATGGAACTACAACATCAGAATTTTACGAAACCTCAAACTTTATTCAGGTTCCCGATTCAGTAATTGGTGTTGAAAAGATTTTTAGATTTGATACTAGCAGCATTTCTGGTGGAATGTTCAGTATTAAGTACCAGTTATTTTTGAATGAACTGTATTACTTCAATTCAGTTGATCTTTTAACTTATTCAATGACCAAGACTTATCTTGAGGACATTGATTACTTACTGACGACAGATAAGCAGATTAGATTTAACAAAAGACAGGACAGATTATACTTAGATATTGACTGGGGAGCGCAGACAGTGGGTGATTTTATCATCCTTGATTGCTATCGTGCTTTAGATCCTGAAGCATTCAGTCAAGTATATAATGATAGTTTTATTAAGAAGTATCTCACTTCCCTTATTAAGAGACAATGGGGAGCAAACCTCATCAAGTTTGGTGGCGTCAAACTTCCTGGTGGAATTGAACTGAACGGAAGACAGATATATGATGATGGAGAAAGAGAAATCGAAGCATTGATGTCCAGAATGTCTATGGACTTTGAAATTCCACCCCTCGACTTTATTGGATAATGGCACTAAATCCTTTCTTTCTACAAGGCTCAAGGAGTGAACAGAATCTTATTCAAGATCTTATTAATGAGCAGTTAAAAATATATGGGGTAGAAGTTACATATATCCCAAGAAAGATGGTTAGAAAACAGACCATCTTGGAAGAAGTTCAATCATCAAAGTTTGATGATAACTTTTTAATTGAAGCATATCTCAATAACTACGATGGTTATGGTGGTGCTGGTGATATTATGACCAAGTTTGGTGTAAGTCTTAGAGATGAAGTAAGTCTTACCATTTCCAAAGAAAGATTTGAGGACTTTATTTCTCCATTTTTGGATGCTGATGATGATTATGAAGTAGATCCTGCTAATAGACCAAGAGAAGGAGATCTTGTTTATTTTCCATTGGGTCAAAGACTATTTGAAGTTAAGTTTGTAGAGCACGAAAATCCTTTCTATCAGTTAGGAAAGAACTACGTCTACGAACTTCAGTGCGAACTCTTCGAATACGAGGACGAAGTTATCGATACTTCCATCAATGAGATCGATACTACTATTCAAAGTCAAGGTGATATTATTGAACTCAAACTGTTCTCTACAGGAACTGATGCTCAAGTAACTGCACACGTAGGAAGTGGATATGTTCAAAAAATCTTCCTCAACAATGATGGTTATGGATTTACTAGTCCTCCTGTCGTAACAATCAGTCCTCCAACAGGACCTGATGGAACCATAGTATCCACAGGAACCACTGCAACTGCTGTTGCAATCACAACTACTAGAGGTGGAATAACATCGGATGATAAGGTCTTGCTAACAAACGCAGGCTCTGGTTATACAGGTGCTCCACCAACTATTACATTTACTGCTGGTGGTGGAGCAGGTGCTGCAGCGACTGTTGGAATTCGCACAGACAAGAGAGGTGTTGTTAGATTTACGATTACTGATGGTGGTGTTGGATATAGCACTGTTCCAAGCATAACTATCGCATCTCCACCATTATCACCCACAATCACAGCAACTGCAGAAGCAGTCGTCAGTACTGCTGGAACCATTAGTGCGCTTCGCATTACTGATGCTGGTGCTGGATATCTAGCTTCTGCACCAACCGTAACTGTTGGAACTGCAGCAACTGTTGGTGTTGGAACTTTCTGGTTCAACGAAGTTGTTACAGGAGAAGAATCAAGTACTACTGCTCGCGTCAAGCGTTGGGATTCAGATACCGATATCCTTCAGGTTGGTATTGTTACAGGAAGATTCTTCACTGGTGAGCAGATTACTGGTGCTAAATCTGGTGCAGCATATGATATTCAATATGTTGGAACTGCAAGCACTACGCTAACGGATAAATACCAACAAAACGACGAGTTGGAATCTGAAGCAGACGCTATCTTAGATTTCACAGAATCTAATCCCTTTGGTTCATATTAATGTTAGGCAATTACTTTTATCACGAAATAATTAGAAAAACCATTATTGGTTTTGGAACTCTTTTTAATGATATTTCCATCAAACATCAAGATAAAGATGGAAAGGTCATTAGTGATCAAAGAGTTCAACTTGCATATGGACCAGCACAGAAGTTTCTAGCAAGAATTGAGCAACAGGCAAATCTGAACAAGGCAGTACAGATTACACTCCCAAGAATGTCGTTTGAGATGACATCTTTGGAATATGATCCATCAAGAAAGGCAGGTGTAACTCAAACCTTCAAGGCTGTATCAAACAACCAAATGAAAAAGGTTTATATGCCTGTTCCATATAATATTGGTTTTCAGTTATGCATTTTCTGTAAGTTAAATGATGATGCTCTGCAGATTGTTGAGCAGATTCTTCCATACTTCCAACCATCTTTCAATATTACAATCAATCTGATTGAAGCAATCGGTGAAAAGAGAGACGTTCCTATTGTTCTCAATGGGATTACAATGCAAGATGATTATGAGGGAGATTTTTCTAGCAGAAGAGCACTAATCTATTGCTTGAACTTTACTGCTAAGACATATCTGTTTGGTGGAATTGCTGATAGTCCAGAAGGTCTTATCAAAAAAGTCACTGTGGATACCTATGCAGATACTAATACAAAGACTGCTACAAGGCAGATGCGTTATATCGTAACTCCTAGGGCGAAGAAGGATTATGATGATGATCAGACTGGAGATCTCACAGAAACAATCAACGAAAGTATTGCGTTGCTACCTGTCGTAGATAGTTCTGGTTTTGAAGTAGGAAATAGAATTATCATAGATAATGAGATAATGTGTATCGAATCTATACCATCTAGTACTCAACTTTTTGTTGAAAGAGGATTCGAAGGGACAACTAAAGCAACCCATCTTAGAAATGCAGTTATTAATCTTCTTACTACTGCAGACGATGCGTTGATTGAACCAGATGATGATTTTGGTTTCAATGAATCCTTCACATATCTTGG